ATCAAAAAAGGGTGTAAACACTAAATATAGTACCTTTTAAAAATGTCCCAACATATTACATAGGCGACCACATGGTCGCCTTTTTAGTGTGTCAACGAGTCTGGGCCAGGGAACTGCCAAAATAGAAAGAAACGACCAAAGTCGTCCACTCGAATAATTCACTATAAGCAATTACTCCATCAACACTTTGGAAAGTTGTTTGGTCAGCAGTTAAAGGAATGATTCCAAAAAGACTTAATCCTTTTTCTGTCACTTCTATGACAGTTGGTATATCAAACAACACTGGTGAAACCTGGAGGAAAACTACCATTAGGAGGATAATTAGCAGAACCATGCGCCTGTTAAATGCGGCCATACGGCTCTCACCCTTTGAAAATTCTCTAGCTGAGTTTGTACTTGCAGCATTAGCGTTTAACTGCTGAATCATCATCTTTTGATTATCATCAGCAGCCTTACTTTTAATTGCAACCAACTTGGCAACAAAACCCAAACCTATTGGCAATATATTTGTTAACAGATCAAACATCTTTCTCGCCTTGTCTATGCTTATTCCAAGCCATAAATCCACCTAATCGAAGTGATAGCCAGGCTAACTTGTTAATTAAGTAGAATCCGTTAATTTGCAGGTTAATGTCTAAAAATATTTGATCTGCTGTTTTCTGATCTATTCTACCCATTGTGTCTTTCTTATTAGCTTTAAGCAGTGTGGCTTTTGCATAGCAAAAATCATGCACTGTGCCGCCCAAAAGGAGTAACCCAGTCGGACTCAAAAATGGGTGTAAGAACTTAGGAATTGAGGCAGCATCACATTTAAAGCCTTTTGGTATTACATAGTTTTCACCATTTAATTTGAATAAAAAATCTTCTGCAAATACCCATTTTCTAGAACCTAAAAGCCATATCTTTATCGCTGTCCAAAATCCTTTACCAGCAGTAGCAATTTTTATTGGTTGGAGTATTGGATAATCTGTGTATTCAAATTCCCAGGTTATATCAATTTTTTTATCAAATAAATTAATGACAAAACCTATGCCTATTAAAACAATAAGTAATGTGAATGTCCAAAAATTCATTGCTAGTTCAGTTAATGTTTCCATGCTATTCCTTATTTAATTAAATTAAGTGTTTCTAATATTCCAAATTCCATAAGAATTAGGATTCCTGCCGCACCATAGATTGTGTGTTTGATCGAAAGCAAATTTTTCTCAATCTTATCTAGTCTTATTTCTAATCTATCTGATTGATCTTCGTTCTCTCTTATCTTGTGATCGTGCAAATCTATTGTTCGTTCAACTTTTGTCAATCTTTTCTCCATGTCTATTCCTAATATGCCAAAGGGTTATCCAGGGCAATCTGAATTTTCTCTTCAAGCGACTCTTTAAATTTATCGACCTTATCTTCAAAACGAAAAATTTTGTCATCATAACTAGTCAATTTCGAATCCATTTTTTGGTCAAAGCTAGTGATCTTAGAATCAGTGCTAATTATTTTTTTATCAATACGGCTTTCCAGGCTGTAAAAATTATCAGTCAATGATCGTATATCCTGTTTCAAATCCTTGCGTACCTCCATTACTACTTCCTCAGTTCGTGCTAAATCCTCTGAGGTTTTTTGCATTGATGCAGCTATCTCTCCAAGATCAAGAGATGACAGGGCCTCAACTTTTTGCCAGGTAAGCATCAAACCATAACCACCACTAGCAATAGTTGAGATTAAAGCAAAGGTTGCAATTAATTGTCCAGGTGTAAATCTCATGCCTAGAATTTTTAACCTTGTGTCAACCAGGCCTTCTACTTTTTGGTTTATATTTCCTAAGTCACTCATTAGTTTTCAAAGCTGGATTGTTGTTGTAATTGTTTTAAGCGCTCTAGTTCTAGAGTCAGCTTTTGTATCTCCATCCTTCTAACCTGGAGTTCCATTTGATAAAGCGTATTACAGTTAATTCGTTCTGGAGGATCTATTGGTATCGTAATGCGCGCATAGAGTCCAAAATCCTTCGTTTCTGGCGTGTTTAACGGATCTCTCTTACCAAACAATGGCTCGACACCATTTATGATGCCAGTCATCCCAAATTCTACATTTGTGCTTGAACCTATTGAATGCTTACAGTCCAAGTTTCCTGCACGAATTGAATCTGTTCCATGACTCGCACCAGCATTTGGTAGTGCTAGATTTATCGAGCTGCTATTTGCGATAACTTGTGTGCTGCACATCATCAATAAAATTAAACTTACTTTAGCTTTGTACATATCTGAGTCGCAATACCTGTTGAACTTTGATCAGTTGATCGAATCTTAGATATTGAGCAAATGTACATCGCACCTATTGCGTTTGCCTCTGTCATATAAATGTCAATAGATTTACGCTCCAGATATGCAATTTCAATAATATTCCAAGTTGTCACAAACTGTAGCATCTCCCAGTCTGGGGAGAAAACACCAATTTCAAAGTAATCAACATCAGATCTTTTGTTAAAAATTTGTATCTCAGTTTTAACAATCTTATCTATATGACTTGGACTCCAGGTAGCATAAGTTGGTGTCTGCTCATGGGCCAGGGTGTTTAATGATACAAAAGCTATTAGCAGTAATGATCTAAACATAATCACATCGGTATGCAGGTTGCTAATACAATTGCACGATACTCACCCGATGGAAAAGGAGTCTGATTTCCTCCGCCATATAAAGCCACACTTGTAGCTTTAAACCAGGTGCTACCCGCAACAGTCAGTCCATATTGTCTAGTGTTTGCTGCTGGCGTTGTTGATGCTGCTTGATAGCCACTCATGTCGCTTGAACTTGTTTGGCTAACTGTAACTGCACCAGTAAAGGTTGTTGAGTCACCTAAAGTTGGTGATGTGCTAAACGATACAGGCGTTGATATAGAGGCGTAATAAGCTGATGCTAGGCTAACATCATAGCGAATAATAGGCTCTTGACCTCCATCAGCTGGAGTAGTCGATAATTTAAAGGCCGATGGGTTTCCAAAGCGACCAGCCGTATCACTAAAAATGCTGCATCTGCTTTCTACGCTGCCATCTATATAAATATTTTCAGCAAAAATGCTGGTTGTTGCGCTGACCAAAAGAATGATCAAACTTTTACTAATTGTTTTCATACTGCTCCTTTACCATTTGATAGTGTCGTTTATCTTGTGAGAGTGATCTCCAAGCATTCATGTTTTCTTTTATCCCTTTATCCTCTATAGAAAATTTATCTCTATATACATTGCTTGGGATTTGAGCAACATAATAAGAAGTTAGATCAGTAACACTATTCATTTGTGTAATAAGTGCATCCTGTGTCATATCGTTGATAACCATCATGACATGGTCATTTGTTAAAAAAGCCTGTCTTACACGCTCTTTTTCTTCTTCCTCTTCTGCATCGGCATCAGCTTGTTCTTTATCAATCTCTTCATCGTAAAGATCTGAATCAGTTTCTTTAGTAGCATCTTTGACATTGTTATCAGTTAAAGGATCATATAAAACAACCTTTGGTATTTCTGGCACTGGAATTTGATAACCACTGCAGGTGCTACTGACCTGGGGATCGTAACAAGGATCAAATCTATATAGATATTGCACGATTGGATTTTTAACTTCTCCATCACCTGTTGTTGCTATTGAACCTTCCCCAAATGCAGCAAGGGGCGTGTAGCCAATCGGCACAACCTTTCTAATTTTCATGCCATGTTTTTGTGACCAGTCCTCAGTATCTGACCAAAGATAATCTGCGCTATCAGATTTTTTATTGCCAACTACTACGACTAAATCATCTTCTAAATTTTTGACAGTTTCATATTGATAAATAACAGCAGATATATCCATGCCATCAATACCATGAGCGCCTAAAGATTTAGTATTCATCTGCCAGGTATTACCAAATAAAGCAGCATTCGGTGTATGTCCATAAGTGTAATCAAAAGAATAAGAAAGCACTGGCAACACCAGCAAAAATTTTAAGATAGTTAGTTGTTTTATCTTCTTCATTAGGTTCATTTAACTCCGTTGGTATTTTGTCTGTGTGAGCAGCCCAAGCAGCTTTAGCATCCTCGCCCAGGAGGCCTTCATAGGGGCAGTAGCTGCCAGCGTCAGCCATACTTTTGAAAATCGCTGGATCTTGACAGAGCAAAGAAATACTGGCAATTTTCATGCCAAAATTATGAAGTGCTTGTGCCTTGCTTAACAGCAAACAATTTTCTTCGGTATGAAAGCCTCCAATGCTTAATCCGAGTATCTGAGTTTGCACTGCAGCACTAGCTGAAATCGTACATAAAAAGTTAGAAGTGCCACTTGTCATTTGCGGCGCAATTGCCGAAGGTGGTGGTGATTCAACTTTTGTGTTTTGAGTTCCAGAACTAATAATCTTTTGAGTGCTGTCAGTGACTATAGGATCTGCGGCCTGGACAATTGTTGGTATGACAATTATTAGCCAAAAACCTATAACCACCAAAGCTGCAATCAAATTATTTTTTAAGCGATCTGACATAATTTATAGTCCCGAAATTCGTCCAGTATTACCATCTTTTTGTGCGCCTGCTGAACCAGAAGATCCAGATGAACCACTTGATCCAGAAGAGCCATTTGAACCTGCTCCACCTCCCGAGCCTGCACCACTAACGCCACCACCAACAAGGTTTCCACCAATAAATCCCGTACTACCATTAGAGCCAGAATTGCCAAGCGCACCACCATTACCTCCAGCTCCAGATTCACCACCAGACTGCATATTAACAAAACCAGTTTTAGCGCCACCATTTGTCGCTCCACCAGATGAACCAGCACCTCGACCACCAGCACCACCATCTGCGCCGCCACCTGAATACGGATCTTGTGCAAAAGCACCAGAACCGCCGCCGCCACCGCCTCCAGCGCCAGATCCTCCCGAGCCGCCAGATCCTCCAGATCCACCACTGCCAGCGTTCCCGCCAGTTACAGTTCCAGCAGTCGAAAATACGACAGCTAAATTTGAGTTTGATTGAGCGTTGTTAAATGCTGTGCCGCCAGAACTACCACCAGTTCCAG